AAAGGTTGTTTGTCAACCTGCTTACTAGATCTGGGTTCCGGGACACCGGGCCGGTCATGATGAAGGAGATGTAATGAGTAAGTTTATACCGACCCCGACACCTTTGCCGAAGGCACCGCCGCCGGTCCCAACATCCGCAGACCCCGAAGTGAAGGCGAAGAAGAAGTCCACCAAGAAGGCCGCGACTAACCGCATGGGGTATGGCCGGACGGACCTCACACGCACTGTCGGCGGTTCGATAGGTCAACCCGACACGGCTCGAAAGACGCTCGGATGATGTATCTCATGATGGAGGAGATCTGATGGGGAAATTCATGCCCAAAGCACCAGCGGCCCCTAAGATGGAGCCGCTGCCGACACCCGAAGACCCCGAGGTGAAGAAGAAGCGCGACGACACGAAGAAAGCCGCGCGCAACCGCATGGGGTACGGTAAGACGAACCTCACCCAGGCTGTAGGCGCCCCGATCGGTGACGCTGACACGGCACGGAAAACGCTTGGATGATCGATCTCAAGCCTGTCGAGATCACCGAGCGGCTCTACGCCAAGAGAAACCAACGCAGCAACCTCAACCAAATGTGGGAGGAGCTCGCTGAAGTCCTGGCGCCGGAGCGGATCGGGTTCACGACACAGAACCGCGGCAATCGTCGATCGGACAAGATCTACGACACGACACCGATCACGTCCAAGCGTTCACTGGTCAACTCGATCGGTGCCATGTTACGACCGAAGTCCAGCGCACCCGGCAAGTGGTTCGACATTGTTCCCGAGGATGAAGAGCTCCTCGAGAAACAGTCAGTCAAGGACTGGGTCGACTTCGCCGAGGAACGTCTCTGGCGTGCGCTCTACAACCCGAGGGCAGGGTTCATCCAGACGACCGGCGAGCTCGATGATGACCTGGTGACGTTTGGGACGTCGGCCGGTTTCATCGGCGTGCGTGACGACCAAAGCGGTCTCAAGTTCAAATCATTCCACTTGAAAGACATCTACATCGGCGTCGATGCAGACAATCACCCGACCGAGGCGTATGTGGTTGAACACCTGGACGCGCGCCAGGCGGCCGAGAAGTTCGGTGAAGATAACGTCGGCGTAAAGACCCGCGAGGCATTACGCGAGAAGAATAGCCAGGACAAGGACAAGATGTTCGAGTTCATCTGGTTGACGATGCCGCGTTACGATCGGGATCCGAGGGTCCGTGACAACCTCAACATGCCGTTCACAAGTGTCGTCATCGATGTCGAGAGCGAACATAAGGTCCTCGAGGAAGGCTTCGAAGAGTTCCCGTTTATATTCCCACGCTGGGATACCCGCAGCGGTGAGATCTATGGAAGGGGACCTGGCGTCCTCGCATTACCCTCGGTGCTCTCACTTAACCAGATGGGCAAGACGATGCTCCGAGCCCTACACCGGGCCGTCGATCCGCCCTGGCTGTTGCCATCCGACAGTATGGTCAACGCGCCACAGATGCGGCCAGGCGGTGTCAGCTACTATGACGCCAAGGCAATCCGTAACCTCGGCATGTCGAAACCATTTCAACAAATGACCTCGGACGCCCAGGTGCCATGGGGTCTGAACGCGCAATCAGCGGAACGCGAGCAGATCATGTCCGTGTTCTTCAAGAACATCCTGAACTTGCCCCTCGAGGGTCCTCAGATGACGGCGACGGAAGTGATCCAGAGACGTGAGACCTTCGTCCGTGAGATCGGCAGCGTATTCGGGGCTTTGGAGAGCTCGTACACAGGACCAATGGTCGAGCGGTGTTTCGGCATCATGATGCGCCGCGGCGCGTTCGGTGACGTCAACACGATCCCCGAAGAGCTCCAAGGTTCGGAGATCACGTTCCGCTTTGCGAGCCCGGTCGAGAAAGCCAAGCGACAGATCGAGGAAGGCACGGTTGGCCAGGCGATCGACAAGATCCTGGCCGTCGGTCAGATCAAGCCCGAGGTCATGAACCGGGTCAACTGGGATGAGTACGGTAAGTTCATCGCCAAGAGCAACGACTTCCCCTCATCACTCCTCCTCGACGACGCCGCGGTTCAAGAGATGGCCGCAGCCCAGGCTCAAGCCGCAGAAGAAGAGATGGCAATGCAGGGCGCCGAACGTATGGCCGGCGCCGCTAAGAGTATGGGCGGCGCACCTGAACAGTTGGTCGAAGGTCTGTTGCCGCAAGGCTAGGAGAGACGATAGATCGTGAAGAAGATAGCACTGGAGCCCGACCTCGAGGCCTTCACCTCGGCGTTGATCGGCTCGGTTGTTGGACGCGAGTACAACAATGTCGACGTCGCTCGGGACTTTCGTCATCTGATGATGATGGATCCACCCCTCGGCAAACGTGTTCTGTTTATGCTTTTGACCTGGTGCGGTGAGTTCGACGAGCCGCCGGAGGGCAATGAAGATCTGCAACGGTGGGCCGGCAAACGCGAGGTTGCAGCGCGCATCAAGGCGGCGATGTACGCCGACCTGTCGAGCCCCATAGATTGAAAGGTGACTACTAATGGCAGAGGAAACGATCGACGGCGCTGAAGCCTCGGAAGAGGGGACGGCTAACCCGGAGACGGAAGCTCCTGATACTGACGTCGAGCCTGGTGAGGCGACCTGGCGCAGTACCATTGAAGATGAGAAGACCCGCAAGTTAGCGGATCGGTTCAGTACGCCGGCCGACATGGCGAAAGCCTACGCCGAGCTCAACACCGAGTTCTCGCAGCGCATCAAGGTGCCCGGCGAGGACGCAAACGACGAGGACCTTGCGAAGTTTCGGAAGCTCATGGGCGTGCCGGAGAGCGTCGACAACTACACGTTGTCGAAGCCCGACCACATCGATGAGGGTACGTTCGAGTCCGAAGAGTTCCAAGGTATGCTGCAAGGCGTTGTTGGTCGGATGCATGAGGCCGGCGCCACGCAAGCGCAGGTCGATGCCGCGATCGGAACGTACTTCGAGCTCGAGGCGGTGCAACAAGTTACGACCGCACAGAACGATGAAAGGTTTCAGAAGGACGCCGAGGCCGGCCTAAGACAGGAGTGGGGTGAGGATTTCGATGCCAACCTATCATTCGCCAAACAGGCGCTGTCGAAGTTCGAATTCGGTGAGGACCTGAAACAAACGGAGCTCTCGAATGGGATGTTGCTCGGATCCAACCCGGACTTTCTACGGGTCATGGCCAACTACGGCCGCATGACCGGTGAAGGATCATTGCAGTTAGGGCTCCGCGGCACCGAAGCCGGCACCAACTTGCAGAAGCAGTACGATACGTTGACTGAGGACATGCACAACGCCATGGCCCTCGGTAACACGGAGAAGGCCAAGCGCCTCGATGCGGAGCGCCGTGACATAGGTGAAAGCCTGTTCGGCACGGGCCCCGTACCCGGGCGCGCGGCGTGAAGACACGGATCCACGTCAATCAGCATGTGATCAAACGCAACCGGAAGACCGGGGCATGTGATCCTGTGCTGACGTGTAAGACACACAAGTCGAACGACTACGCCCATGAGGTCGAGATCAGAGGACCTTCGCGCGTCGTCTACCGACCGGATAAACCATTAAGCTGCGGGGCGCATGTCTGGATCGAAACAGAAGCCGATGTGGTTACACGATCGAATGCTGAAAGCTGACGGTTTCGACGACGCCGTCGTCGGTATCGGACATCGATGTGGCCAGATCTCGCTCCTCGTTTATGACGTGGAGAAATGCGTCAACATCTTGATGACGCGTGACGATATGACGCTGGACGAAGCGGAAGAGTATTTCGAGTTCAATGTCGCCGGCGGCTGGCATGGAGCGGGGACGCCGATCTGGCTGTACCCGAACCAACTAAAGAATATCAACCTGGAGGACTACTGATGTCGACTTCGATTAAGAACGCGTTCATCAAGTCCTACGGCAAGAAAAAGAAAAAGACGCCGGCGAGACCCGGTAAGACAAAGACGACGAAGCCAAACAGAAAGAAAACCACCTAAGACATTTTCGCGCGCGCGGTGTGGCGGACGCTCCCCTCCCTGGGCGTCCGCCACCTTTATTTTTTAGTTTCTTTTGAAACATGGGCTGAACCCGGTAACCGCCTCTGGCGCCCGGCGAAGGTCAACACAGTCGAAGAGGCGCTGATGCCTGGCATCGGTTAACCCGACCCGACCTGTCTCCCCGTAACCACTCGTTAAAGGAGACACATATGTCGACGAGTATCACAGCCGCCTTTATAGGCGACTACAACAAAGACGTTCACCACGTCTTCCAACGCGAAGGCGGTATGCTCAAGCCTACCGTTTACGTGAAAGATGGTGTCGTCGGGTCCACAGCTTATTTCGAAAAGCTCGGCACCGGCGTCGCTACAACCAAGTCACGCCACGGCGAAATAACGCCGATGAACGTCAGTCATGTACAGCCGTCAGTTTCCCTTTCTGACTTCTACGCTGGCGATTGGAGTGACCTACTAGACGAAGCCAAGACCAACATCGAAGTTCGGATGAACTACGCGAAGTCCGGAGCTTACGCTCTCGGGCGCAAAGTCGATGACCAAGTTATGACGGTTCTCGACAGCACGTCACAAGGCACCATTACCTGGGGTGTTGGGACGTTCGCAGCCGTTCAGTCGAGCTTGTTACAGATGGTCGAAGCCCTCGACGCCAACGGCGTTCCCAACGACGGTATGCGTTACGGCGTTCTCAGCCCTCGCGCATATGCCCAAGCCATGACAGTCGACAGCTTTGCTTCGTCGGACTATGTCGGTGCCAACGGACTGCCCTTCACTGAAGGCGCTCCAGGTCACCGGAAGTTCAAGTCCTGGATGGGTGTTCTGTGGTGTATGCACTCGGCTAACCCGGGTGTTGGTACGTCGACCTCTAAGATCTTCGTCTACCACAAGAACGCTATCGGTTATGCAGTCGCCAAGGCTGCCGGCAACGTCGCCGGCAACGAAAGCGTCTCAGCCGATATTTCGTGGCACGGCGATCGTGCTGCGTATTTCGTCAACCATATGATGTCGGGAGGTGCCGTCATGATCGACGACACCGGTGTGATCGAGGGCAACCTCAATGACACAACCGCCATCGCAACGTCGTAAGGAGGGTTTGGAACATGGCTTTTAACTCCGCAAACCTCACCCAACTTGCTCACGGCAATGGCTTCGCCTTGTGGCACTACACGTCGGCCGATGCGATTGCCACTGTGAACAGCGCCGGTTACTTCAACGATTCTGCGAACATGCTTTCCGTTCGCGACGTGATCCTCGTTGTCGACTCAAACACCCCGACGACTCACTTCGTCAACGTGTTGAGTAACACCGGTACGGTTGTCGATGTCAGCGATGGCACCGCCATTGTTGAAACCGACGGTGACTAAAACGTAGGTAGTAGGAGATGGCGAACGCGTCTCCTGCTCTCGGTGGG